ATGTGCACGAACTACGCCCCAGTGCAGCGCCAGATCCTGCGGGAGATCTTCGGCGTCGAGCCGCCGCCGGCAGAGTGGAAGCCCGAGACCTGGCCGGACTATGCGGCGCCGATCGTGCGCGCGGATGAAGCCGGCCGCCGCGACAGCGTGCTGGCGAGCTTCGGACTGGTACCGCGCTCGCGCATTCCCAAAGGCGTCCGACCTTACGACACGATGAACGCCAGGTCCGAGACCGTCGGAGAGAAGCGGACGTTCAGCGGGTCATGGACGAAGGGGCATCTCTGCCTGATACCTGCCACGGCCGTATATGAGCCGAACTACGAGGGCGGCCCCAAATCGACACGGTACCGAATCTGGCTGTCTGGCGAGCCGGCCTTCGGCGTTGCCGGCCTCTGGCGCGACTGGCCGGATGGGGCTTATTCCTTCACCATGTTGACGGTCAACGCGGACAAGCACCCGGTCATGAATCGGATGCACGCCCCAGGCAAGGAGAAGCGCTCCGTCGTGATCGTGCCGCGGCAACAGTGGGATGATTGGCTGGCATGCCGCGACCCTGAGGTCGCTAGGACCTTCATGAACCTCTTCCCGGCCGAGGCCATGGCCACCGAGCCGGCGCCGATCGTGAGACGGACAAAGGAACGGCCTCAGGACACAGACCCAGGACTGCCGCTATAGGCACTTCCCTGTCGGACTGCGTCTGATAGCACCAGGCGAACGCCCAGCAGAGACTGGCTGCATCAACAGCCAGGAGACAGCCATGCCAGGCAAGAACATCCACGTCATCCCCAGGGAAAACGGCTGGGCTGTAGAACTCGAGGGAAGCGCCGGTAGCTTCCAGATCTACACCTCCCAGGAAGAAGCGATCGCGGCCGGAACCGAGAAGGCAAAGCAGGATAAGGTCGAACTGCTGATCCATGGCCGTGATGGCCAAATCCGGGAGCGAAATTCGTTCGGCAACGACCCGCGCGACATCAAGGGGTGAAGCCGTGGTCAGCCGGCCGCTGCCGGCGCCAACGCTGGCCGAGCTGCGCCCCATGCTACTGTGCGAGCGCAAGACCATACCGCGCGGGCCCGAGACATTCCAAGGGCCGTTGAAATGTGCGGGCGCCAGCAAAGTTAAAATGTCCTAAGCGGATTTTTCATACTGATTCGGTGCTCGAAAAATAGCGGTCCATCCGGTGTTCAACTGGGAAAGCGGAACCTCCATGATTTTTTTTATGGCTTTGCTGGTGCTGTCGTTTGTCCTACCACTATGGATGCTATTTTCCAGTGTCTGTGGATCCCTTGCCACCACTTACGGCCGATCAAGGCGGAGATGGGTTCTTGTTGCGCTTGGGATTAGTCCATTGATAGCTATTCCGATCCTAATGCTCGTGGGCAAGGCGTCGCCACGCAAACAAGCGTCTAGCAGCAGACACGATCTATAGGGAGACGACATCGATCGCGGCGACTTTGAGCGACTGCACGCACGCCCCCGGCGCAAGGGCTGGATGAAGATTAAGCGGCCGGGAGCCGTCCCGCCCGAGCGGTTCAGAAGAGACCGAAAAAAACTTTGACATTAGCCCCTTTGGTGCTAATATTCATCTCAGAGGTAGCGCACCGCGCCGCCCGGCACCCCGAAAGGACGACGAAATGGAAAAGACCTTGGACATCCTGAAGACTGAAGCCGAAATCGGCAAGCTGATGGCTGAGACGATGAAGCTCAACGCTGAAGCCTCGAAGCTGAACCGCGAGCACCGTTGGCTTCCAGTGGTGTACGCCACCGGCCTGATCGCTGCTGCGATGGCCTTCGCAAAGCTCTTCCTCAACTGATCCAAGGCCCGCCGCAAGGCGGGTTTCTTCTATGCGATACAACCCGCCAAAACCCGATGACCTGCAGCGACTCAAGAACGAGCTCGGCCGAACGGGCGAGGAAATGGCTGAACTGTTCGGTGTCGCGGGTGGTCAGCAGTGGCGCAAGTACACGGGCGGCGCCCAGCCGCGCGAGATGGCCCCGCAGATGCTGTTCTTCGGCGCGGCCCGCCTGGCGCTATCCGCCGCGGAGTTAGAGCGCGTACTGGCGCGCATGCGCGACATAGGCGCGGACGTTGAGCTTGACGGCAATCCGCGACACGCTGAATAACTCGCCTCGCGCCGGTTCTTTTATTGCGCCGCCGGCGTCAGCCCGTGCCAAGCTGCGGCCCATGCTCTATCCCGACCGGCGACGCTCCGCAGCTTCAATTAGTGTCCCATGGATCACCATCCAGGGATTTCATTTCCTTTAAGTTCTGCCTTTGAAATTTTGCAGCACCGTAACAGGGCATTCGTGGTAACGGAAGCGATACAATCCGCGCCTAAAGAGAAAAAAAATGACACAAACAACAACAGCGCGGGATGGACTTCAGGCACTACGTGCGATCGCCTTCCTGCTGGTGCTGGTCCAGCATGTCGTCTACTACGCCACTGCAGTCAAGGGGCTGGACTACCGACCGTATTTGCCGATCGACTTCGGCCAGGCCGGGGTGATTTTGTTCTTCACTATCTCCGGCTATGTCATGGGCTCCTGCCTCGATCAAGGGCCGCGCTTCATGTGGAACCGCGCCGCTCGGGTTTATCCGCCGTTCTGGGTGGCGGTCCTGCTCAGCTGGTTGCTGTTGGCAGGCACCGGGGAATGGCATGTCGACCTGTGGTCAGCATTGCTGCTCCCGACCGTGGCTTTGAACAATGACTACAACATCCCTTACTGGACCCTCTGCTATGAGGTCGCCTTCTACGCGCTTGTCTACGTGTTCATCCTGTGCCGGCTCTCACGCGAGCACATAGCAATGGCCTGTGTGGTGTGGCTGGTGCTGATCGTGGCGACGTGGGCCTACAAGACGGGCGAGCCGATCCGCGTGCACGAACCGGGCTGGTGGATCTTGCTGTCGCAGGACAGCATCTTCTTTGTGCTCGGGCTGTTCGTGTCGACCGCTGGTGCTGGGTCGCTGGAGCGCTGGTCTGGCGCGCAATTGGCGCTGGCTGGCGTGCTGGTGTGGTCGATCTTCCAGCCGCAGCTGGCGGCGATGCAGGTACCGGCTATGGCTGGTGGCGCCGTGGCCTGCGTGCTGGTCATGCTGGCCGCGCAGCGCATGCGCTTCCCGCGCGCACTGGTGGCGATTGGCGATATGTCCTACGGCGGGTACCTGATCCACCTGGTGCTGGTTGTGGCGGTCGTGCGGCATTTCATCGCCGATCTGGCGCAGATGCGACTGGCCGTGGTGATCGTGATCTTGCTGCTGGTGGCTGCGCTCGGCGGCATGGCCTATGGCTGGTTGGAATACCAGCTTCACAACCGCGTGCTGAAGAAGCTGTTCCGCGGCAAGGAAAAGTCGCTGCCGGTCACTTCGCTGGCGTGATTAATAAATCCAACTCAAGAAGGGTCTGAACTATGACGCCCAGTGAAGCTAGTGCAATCGTTGCAGCGATGCGCGATTCGCTCCGGGAAAATCCGGAGCAATTCAAAATCGAACTTAGCGTGATTGGTCAACAGGTCACCACAAATGGCGGCGGGACCGGGGTAAGCGTCTCTGTCTCAGGATTTGGATCCGGCACTACTATTGGCCAGCAAATCGGCGTCAGCGGTGGACAAATCCAGATTGCTTCCAAGCGGGGTTCGGAAGCGATGGATTTGGCCACGAAGCATCTCATTAGCACCCTTGACCAGTTGGTGACAGAGCTTCGCTCTCCAAAACCAAACGTGAAAACCCTCAGCGACAAACTCAAATCTATAGGATCCTGGGTTCCCCCCGTCATTCAGAGCGTGCTCGCTAGCGTACTCAGCGCAGCGATCGAGCAATTGTAGGCCTGTGGCAGTGGTCGGCGACGGGCGCAAAGAATATCGAGTCAGCTTGGCCACGCCGCCACCGTCTTCCGATGCCGAGCGGCACAGTCGCCCAGCGCCCCAAGCACCTTCACCATCCAGTCCTGCCACACGTCATAGTCGGCTACGGCCGGCGCATCCGGCACCACGCACGGCGCGGCGAGCGCGCTATCGAGCGGCGGCGGCTTGCTTGGCCGCGTCGACGGCGTCGGACAGGCCGCGCACGCGCTGAGCGTCAGGGCGGCAATCGACAGGCAGAGGCTTCGCATGCTTCAGATCCTTCCGGATGGCGTCCAGTTTGGCGCCGAGATCCGATTTGATTTCGAGGTAGTCGTCCGCACTCTTGCGAATCCGGCTCCCAGCTTCGCGAAGATCGCTGATCGCGGTGTTTGCACTCGCCAGATCTGCCTGCGCGCGCGCCGCAGTAAGTTCGGCGATCTCGGCTTCCTTGCGCCACCCGTTGGCAATCCAGCCCGCCCCAAAGATACCCCCGGCCAACACACCTGCGGCGACCACGCGCCACGGCACCTTTCCCGGCGTCAGCATTGCCGACCCTCCGGGAACTCGACCATCGGCACGGTCTGGCCTGCCAGCGCGTGCGTACAGTCGCTCAGAAATTGGATCTGCCCGTCGGTCACGAAGATGTGGCATACCTCGCACCTGAAATCGCAAGGCTCTTCGCCGTTGGCCTTCAGTTCGGCATTGAAGTCGCACCAGCACCCGCGACCGTCGTACCCTGGCACATGGTGGCCGCTCCGAACCAACACCGACGGCGTGAAGGTGGGCCGCTCGACATCGCCATTCCAGCCCCAACGTGGACCCGGCCCGGCCCCATGCTGGATCTCGTGCGATTGCCCGCAGCCCGGGCACCAGAACGACAGCCTGCCGGGCGACGGCTCCCGCAAGATCTTGGACAAGTAGGTCATGGCTTTGCCGCGCAGCGCGCGTAGAGGTCCGCCGTCACGCGGATGTGGTTGAGCATGTCGGCCCGGCCGGCGCCCGGCATCAGCGTCGGCAACGCGGGGCAGTCGCGCGCGTCGGACGGCGGGGCAGCGCACCCGCCGAGCAGCAGGCAAATCAGGATCGCTCTCACTTTCGGGCCTCCCTCACCTTCCGGTTTGCCGCCTCGATGTCACGGTTCACCTGGTTGCGTTCGGCTTCTGTGAGCGGCCTAGGCTGCGCCGGCGCGACGCGCGCGGCCCGCTTCACCGACTTGGCGGCCTCCGCAGAGGCCTCCGCCGCTTCCGCCGCGGCGCCGGCGGCCTGCGACACCTTCGGCGTCAGGGCCTCCAGGGTCTGGCTGTAGGCGGACTGCAGGCGTCCAATTTCGGCTTGATGGTCGTCTCGCTGCTGCGCCATCAGGTCGCGGAACTGCCACTGGCACAGGGCATATCCCGCGCCGGCGCCGCCGCCCACCATGAGCGCCATCAGCGTCACCGCCTCCAGCATGTGAGCCACGCGTATGAAGGTGGCGCGGTGACGCGCAGTCCAGTCACGAAGCTTTGCCATCGAGTCTCTCCTTTAGCAGCCGGACTTCGGCCGTCAGCGCGGCAATCGTGCCCTTCAGATCGCCGATTTCGCGGTAGGCCTCATTGCGCTCCTTGTAGGCGAGATCCGCGCGCTGCTCGGCCAGGTCGGCGCGCGCGTTGGCCTTGTCCAGCTGCTCGGACAGCCGCACGATGATGTCGATCTCCGCCTGAGTCTGGGCGCCTTCGACCTTGTCGGTGCGCCATGCCTTACGGATGAACCAGACTGCCCCGCTCACGGCGGCGAGAATGAAGCCCAGCGCGCCGCCAGTGCCCCCCGGCACGTTCAATTCGTTCAGGTCCATCTCTTCCCCGGTTGTCGCTCTTGCGGCGATCACTGCATGCCGAGCGCGCGGCGGGCACGCTCCCATCTCACCTGCCGGTCGGCCAAGCCGTTCGTCCCGCCGTTGATCCGCCGAGTCAGGCCGACGAAGTCGCCAGCGTCAGCGAGCGCATTCAGGCCCTTCCATCGCCAGAACCATCCCGCCGAGCGAGCGGCCAGCGCATCGCCTTGCAACAGCACCGGGTTGGATTCGAGGTCCACGCCGAGCGCCGCGCCGCACTCTCGATAGTTGGCGCGGCCAGTGATCTGGATCAGCCCCCGCCCCATGAACCGCTTGCCGTCGCCGGACTGTGTGTTGCCAAGGTCCAGCCGCCCTTCATACCGCTGCTGTGCCGCTGTCGGGCCCCACAGCTCCCGCGTGAAAACGAAGCCGCCGGACTCATGACCGACCTGGGCGATCCACGCGGTTTGGCGGGCCGAGGTCGATATGTCAAACTCGCGCCAGGTCGCATCGACGTGCGGCCACCAGCGGTCAGCCATCACCGCAGGCAGCCCAGCAGCGGCGCGAAACAGTTGCTTGTCCATGCGGACTCCAGAAACGAAGAAGCCGCCCGGAGGCGGCTGGTTGCGAAGTGGTGACGGTCAGGCGGTCAGGGCCTGTAGTTCGGCGTTGAGCAACTTGCGTGGGTAGTACCGGATGGATCGCAGCCATCCGTTGATCTGGCCTGTGGTCGTCACCGCCCCTACGCGCATTTGGTTGACGACTGGGACACCGGATGCAATGGATAGAACGGTCCCGCCGTTCATGCATGCTGTGTGTGAGCCCTGCCCATAGGTCAATCCCACCTTGACCTGCTCACCGGCATAGTTGCTCGACACGCCGAGGCTTGCAACCACACCTCCTACCGTGACCCGCGACTGCAAAATGCCACCCGACTGCCGGGACAGCCCGATCATGTTGTTCGCCGTCCCATCGGTCACCCCGAAGGAGTACTTGGCGCCCGGCTGATAGCCCTGTGTATCAACGACGAAGGTGCCTTCGATTGCGTTGAACCCGATTTCGCTCAGGTCGCTGATCACCCCGAGGTCTGCAGATCTGGCCGTCGCAGCTGTTGTGGTGAGAATCGGGCTGGTGAGGAATGCGCCCTCCTCGTGGGATACGAAGTCCACGTCGATTGCATCGCCGCTGGTCGCGATCTGCAGCCCGATGTTCGGATTCGCCGCCGTCGCCGCCGGCAGGCTCACCTGCGTAAAGACACCAGTGACCGTCACCGGCGTCCAGGTCGCACCACCGTTCTGCGTCATGTTGATGACACCCGATCCGCTGCGGCGCCTGATGTATAGCCCGGTGATGCGCTGGGCCGAAGCGCGCGTGATCGACTGGAGGCAGGTCGCGTTGGCGGCGGTGGCCGTCAGCGTGCTGGCTGCGTTGCTCGCACCGTCCAGCCCGATGGCAGTTTTCGCCGCGGTACAGCCGGTCTTGACCCATGCTGCATTGGTGAGATCGCGGCACCACAACGCGTAGTTGGTCCGCCCCTCCTCCACCAGCATCCCGCGCGCCTGTAGCGTCACCGGGTCGTAGTCGAAGCGAGGGACGTTGTTCCCGTCCTGCACCAAGATGCCCGACGCATTGAAGCGCCACGCCGGGCTGGCGCGCGTGAACGTGATCAGCTCGGCGAAGGGGACGTTACCCAGCATGCTTTACTCCGGCTTGACGGGCCAGTTGATGGTGCGCGGAAAGCCGACTTGCGTGGTGATGGCGCGCAGGGCCTTGCGGTACTGGCTGAGGGCTTTCAGGCGCGCCTCTTCCTCCAGCGTCAGCTCGCCCAGCACAAACCCGTCCATCAGCGGCGCAATCAGCTGGTCGGCCTCCTCCAGCAGAGCATCGCGTTGCGCGCGCGCCGCAGCAGCCAGTTGCTCAGTTTCCAGCGCTTCATCCAGCACCCACTCATCGGCCGTCCAGACATGCGCCGGCGACGGGCGCGGCTCGTCGGTCAAGAATGCAGGCAGATCTCCGATGCCGCCGTACTCCTCGCCGAACTCGAATGCGCTGCCGTCGGCGGTCCGGTAGAGCGGGACGCTGCGATAGTCGGGCGTCACCGTCCAGCTGCCCGCCTCCCAGTTCTGAGGCGGGATGCCGCTCGCGTCCCGGTAGACCGCGATCGAGTTGCCAGTCACATCCGCAGGCGGCGCAGTCGGTGTGGCATATCCGGGCACAATCGGCTCCTCCGGTGCGAGCGGGTTGTCGTCGGCCCGGCCGGTGCTCAGCAGTTCCCCGCTGGCGGGGTGGTAGTTGTAGATGACCATCTTGGCTCCTCAGTATTTGATGCAGGCCAGCAAGGCGACATTGCGCATACGAACCTCCGCGCTGTCGAGCGCGACAACGCCGCTCGACAATGCGACGTTCAAAGACGGATAGCTGGACAGCGACCCATGGGAAATGATCCGCGCCGGCACATTGGCCTCCGCCATCACCCCATAGAGAGGCGCTGCACCGCCCGCAGCCTGCACCGAGTACGACTGGCCTGCGTCCGACGAGAAGGGAAGCTTGTGCTGGTGGCCCGGAACCTGGCCGCCCTGCGCAGAGCCGAACGCCCGGGACACGTCCACGCCACGCGCATCGTCCCAGCCGCGCAGGATCTCCCCGCGCAGGTCGGGCACATTGAAGGTCGTGGATCCGTTGCCCGCGCCGAAGGTAGTCCCGATCTCGTTGAACAGATCCTGATAGTTCGACCGCGACACCGCCCCGCCGTTAGCCTTCAGGTATCCCGGAGGCGCTGTGTTCTTGGCGTGGAACAGGATTGCGCCCGGCAGGACGTGGCCGAAGTTCGCCGCGTCCAACAGGCCCACCGTCAGCCATGCGGTGTTTGCGGCGTTGCGAATCTTCATCACGCCGTTGGCAGTGTCGGCCCAGAACTGGTACGGGTAGGTGATCGTCGGCGCGCTCGACCCGGACTGGTTCGAGGCCGAGGCCTGCAGCGCCGCGTTGAGGTCCGCGCGAAACGCAGCGCCGGCCTGGTTGTCGATGACGTTGTCGTGTTGAGACATTCAGCCCTCTCTAGTAAGCGATGGCGTCCCAGTCGAACTTCCGGGAAACCGGCGTTCCTGCACTGGTGAAGAAGTTGACGGTGAAGCCAGTCGGGCTCTTGCCCGTCACCGTGAAGTAGTCGCCCTGGTTCATGTTCTGGGCGGTGATGCCAACTGCCGGCACGATCCGGAACGGCTTGGCGAAGGTCACGGCATGCGCGCCGGCGGCCGAGATGACGTCGCGCGCGTACTCGCGCCGGTCCGGCATGTCGACGCTGACGGATAGCCCTGTCACAACCACGTTGTGCGTGGCCGAGGCGCTTTCGAGCACGAGCTTCCACTGGAACGCACGGGCCTCGTAGTCGCCCATCGAGAACCGCTGCCACTCCGACCAGACCGGCGAGCCGGCGGGGTTGTCATTCGTGCTGCGCACATACAGCGATACCGCGGTGTCGTTGATCCGGGTGCCGTCGATCGATTCCCAGCTGTCGATGTAGTCATACCGGAAGTCGACCATGTCCCCGGTGTCGAACGACACCGCATCGATGGCCGCGGTGAGACGCGACTTCTCCACCGTGCCGAGGTCCAGAGACCCTGCAAAGGCGTAGGTGCCACTCTCAGCCACGCCCCCCAGCGAATCGATCAGCCCCCACCCTCCACTGCCCACCACGGTATCGATCGGCCCGAGGGTGTCCACGGTCGGCTGTGTATCCCACAGCCCGCTGGCGTCGATCATCCCCTGGTCGTCGATCAGCCCTTTGCCGGTCAGCTTGATGCCGTTCAGCGCAGGGTCGTAGATCAGACCGACCTTGCTACCGGCAAACACCGGCTGCTCCGCGATCGTCGCCACCACATTGAGCGCCTGCAGCGATGGCGCGGTCGTGATGACCATCGCTGCCGACGGAGACTCGTTGCCGGTGGAGTCGATCCACTTCGCCAGGTAGACGCCCTCAAGCAGCGGAAGCTGGGCGGAGTTCGCCGCGCCGGAGATGTAGCCGCCGATGTCGATGGCGCTGGCCCAGCTCGGCTGCACGATGTCGGTCGTGTGCCGGATACGGGCCTGGCCTCCGTTGCGCACGTCAAGATCCGTCGCCGCATCCCACGTCAGGCTGGCAAAGCCATTCAGCACCGCCAGCGACAGGCCTGTCAGGTTCGAAGGCGGCGCCAGCTTGCCGGTCACCACGTGCAGCGGCGAGTAGGTCCAGTTCGGGCTGCGCACCCCGATCCCGGATACCAGACGGCCGCGTACCAGATACGGCACGCCGTCTTCTACGGGCGACAGCAACGTGCTGGTGGTGTCAGCCGTCAGCGGCGCCAGCGGCGTCCAGTCCGACTTTCCCGGAACCTGGAACTGCAGCTCCACCCGTCCGCCCTGCGCGAGCGATGCCTCCTGTGCCGGCGGCCAGCTCACCCTGATCTGTGACGTCACTACGCCGCTGGCGCTGACGATCAAGTACTCCTCGCCGGACTCCAGGGTGATCTGGCCAAGCGGCTCGACCAGGTAAGGATTCGGCAGGTTCGTATCGGGAGCCGGGTCAACGATCGTCGCATTCCCGTAGGCCCAGTCGTAGACTGCGGCGGCCTCTTCGTTCAGCACGAGGTCAACGCCGCCGTCGGCGGACATCTTCCAAGACATCACGCGGAACACCTTGTTGGTCCAGCCGAACTTCGCCAGCGACAGCATTACCGTGCTATAGGCCGTGAGCTGGAAGGCGCTCAGCTTCGCCGGAAACTCCACGACGATGCTCTGGCGTGACCGCTCCAGGATGATCTTGGCAATGCGTTGCGCCATCACGCTGTCCGTGGTGAACGGCAGCTGGATGTCGCGCTCGATCACCTCTCCATCGTTGGCGGCGTAGACAGGGTTGCCCATCGCCGGGAAGTCCGACGGCTGCCAACCCTTCGTCGGATCGACGAACGTGCCCTTCACCACGTTGAACAGGTCGCGGCGGGAGGTGCGCGGCTGCACCTTCACCGCACCGCGCAGGTCGTCCTCGGTCAGCGTCACCGTCGGGATGTCATAGGCACCGGCGAAGAGCCGGAACACCCCGCCGGAAATCACCACGCAGCCCGCGCCGGCGGTCACCATCTCAGCCAGGTTGTCGCGCGGGGACTTATCCGACATCACCACGCCGTTGCAGCGGTACCGCTTCTGGGTGCCGGACACCAGCGCGACGTTCTCCTCGCTGATCAACGCTGCGGTGATGACCGACTGCAGGTCGATGTCGGCGTCGGTACACCCGAATCCGCGCTCGTCCCGCAGATAGTCGTACACGCACAGACCCCAGTTGTCCGACCAGGTCGTGACGCCGTTTGTCGGATCGTAGACCTTCTTGCCCCGCACCAGCGCCTTCACGTTGGGCAAGCCGTTCGGATAGATGTCCTGGTCGAACTCGAGGCGCAGGTAGAGGTAACAGACGCCCTGCAGTCGGCAGGCCGTGGTCCAGCCGGGCACCTCGGCGACCATGTCAGGATCGGCGAGCTGATTCGGCGAGCCCAGATGCTTACGGACGCGCAGCTTGGGCGCGCCGCTCTGCACCACGTAGTGGATCGTGACCTTCACGACATTCGGCGGCATGTTGATGACGTCGACCAGCACGCCACCGGTCTGCCAACCGCCGGTCAGCGGGATGATCGAGCCGTCGTCAAGCAGACCGGTGATGGCCGTCACGTTGGCGATGGGCTCGCCTATGGTGAAGGTCCAGGCTGGCGCGCCAACCGGATTGAGAACGGCCTCGAAAGTCTTGTCGATGTCGGTCCACTTGATGAACTTGCCGCCCGCGGGATAGCCGTCCGGGTTGAGCGGGCCAACCGGATCCTCGCCGAGGTAGATCTCCTCGATGTCGTCGCACTCGTGATCCGCAAGCGCGATCACCAGATGCATGTACTGGTTCCTCTTGTTCGGGGCGTCAGTGCTGGCGGCGTAGATCAGCGGACCTGACGTCATCGCCCGGCCGTAGATGATGTTGCGGGGCTGGACGTTGGAGCGGACGATCTGCGTGCGGCCCTGGGCCTCGGCGGCGAAACCGTTCTGGGTGCGGGGCTTAAACACCGCGCCCATAAGCGAGCCGATGGCAAATGAGATCGCGAGGGACACTACGCCATAAGCGATACCGTATGCAATCGTCGCCGCTGCAACTGCCGCCGCGCCTGCTGCTACACCGCCAGCGGCTGAAAAGATCGCTGATGCAACTGCCCCTGCTGCTGCTGCCGGCATATCTCCTCCCCTATACCTTCCATGCGGCCTTGGCTGCCGTCATCGGCTGGAAATCGATGCCTTGCTGCCCCTGCGCTGCTATCAGGCCGCCCAGGCAAAGCGCCAGCGCCTCGCCATGTGGTGTGTCGATCAGCACCACGTCACCGCGGCCGGCAAGCGCCGGCGGCACGGCGGCGCCCAGAACCAGCGTGGCGATACCTGCCACGCCGCCGTTGTCGCGCAGCACCCTCCGCGCGCCCTTCTCGCTCGCGTACAGTCCGCGCCAGCGTGCCCCAGGGTCCGCGCCTGTCATCGCTTCGACGCCGTCGCAGACGAACAGGCAGCAGTCGCTGTCGCCCCATGAAAAAGCCCGCTCTCGGCGGGCTTCAATGAACTCGGAAAGCCGAGTCGGCCAGTCTTCCAATCGCTGCATCAGCGTCCCCACACCAGTTGCTTCTCCACCATCTGCGAGGTGTAGATGAAACCGAGATCGCCGGGATACCGGCCGATCTGGTCCTCGTGGTTGTAGCGTCGCGTCTTGGGCCGGTCCCATGCCACCATCTTGGACTCAGCAGAGACCGTAATCGATGCGGTCTCGCCGACATCGATTGCTGGCACGTCCATACGCCCAGAGAACATGCGGATCGGCGCTACACCAAGCTGCAAATCCTCGCGCAGCGGCGCAAACCAAATCTGACACGGCCGGCCCTGATACTGCTCGGCCAGCATGATGGCCACATACTCCGTGGGCACGCCCGTCAGCGTCAGGCGCACCCCTGTCGCCTCCAAGCTTGCCTGCTCCTGAATTGGATCAATGCTGCCGAGCGAGCCCAGACCAAGCCATGTGACGCCGTTCCAATCGATGTTGTAGCCGGCGCTGCATACGCGCAGCGGCTGCGAGAAGTCCAACTGCACAAAGAACAGGTACGGGACATGGCCGGCCGTCACCGCGGCAACAGTGGTTCCGTCCAACGCGCGTGTCATTTAGAACACCTCCACCGCGCTGATGATCACAGTGTCAGAAATAAATCCCGGCATGACTGCAACGCCATACTCGTCGGAACTGAGCATCATGGTCGTCGTAGGGCGGGTCAATGTGACCACTGACAGGTTGGGGGGAGCCTTGCGAAAGGCCGGCGCTATCGGCACCAGCGCCCAGCCGTTCAAGTCGCTGTAGACGTCGGCGGTGGCCATCTTCAGTTCGCCGCCCGCTGCCAGATACTCGCCAGCCTTCAGTACTAGGGTGTTGGGCGGCCAGTACTTAGTCGGCAGCGCCTTAAAGTCTGTCACGGTACCGTCGACTACCACGTTGCCATTCACCTGGTAAATCTGGTTCAGGAAGTTCAGCGACATCGTCTCGTCGACGGGCACCGCGGCCAGATCCGCGACAGGGGCCGTGTGCGGCCAGAGGAAAAACCTGCCTGCCATGCCGCCCAAGCCAGCCAGGAACCCCTCCAACCGGCGACGCTTGTCCCGCTCCATGTGCGGAAATTCGAGCGTCGCCTTCCACCGCGCGCCGGGCCGCTCGACAGTCTGGGTTGATCGGTTCAATGGCGACACGAAGGTCTCGGTATTCGACTGCAAACCCCATGTCGCCTTTGATGGCGTCAGGTCAACCGGCCAGTCGATTGTTGCCATCTTTACCTCCCGGCCAGTTGCCGCATGTCACCGCCGCGCGCAAAGTTCTGCTTCACCTCTGCTACGGCGGCGTTCTTCGCCTGCACCATTGCCTGCATGATCGTCGCTTGGTCCGAACGGCTGTCGATGTTGATGTGCTGGGTGATGTTCACGGCAGAACCACCACCGGCCGCCGTCGCGGTCAGCGCATCGTTCGGTACGACGTACCCGGATCCGGTCGGAACCACCAGTTCCGGCCCGCGCTCTCCCACCAGGTAGGGCTGGCCTGCATTGATGCTGCCGCCGGATGCACGCGCGGACACATTGGCGATCAGCGAATCCAGCCCGGCCTGCGTCTGCGGCCCATACACGCCGCCTACCGACGTGCCGCTCATGTCGCTGTACGCGCCCAGCACCATCGAGCCGAGCTGGCTGAAGAGCCCGGACAGCGCGGCCCGCGTCTGGATGCGAATCACATCCGAGATCACCGACTGGGCGAAATCGCGGAAGTTGCCCTTGCCAGTCATGGAGAACGTCACGATGCCGTCTTCCATCCGCCTGAACGCATTGGTCGCCGCCGTGCTGGTCATTGCCATGACGTTGCGCGATTCCTCGGCATAGTTGGCCATGGCCTCTGTAGCGCCATTCACCCAGCTTTCCTGCTTCTCCCGAAGCGATGCGTAGTAGGCGTCATAGGCCCGCAGCGACTGGTCTAGCCCATCGCGCAGATTCTTCTGCGAGTCGAGATACGCCTGAGACGTGCGCGCCGCCTCTGGCGTGGCCTTCTCCTGCTGCAGCGCCAGGTCCTCGTACGCCTTGTAAATACCGCGCACGGCCTCGGCCTGCTTCTGCGCCTCTGTACCGCGCCCGACGGCGTCCAACTGCCGCTGGTACTGCTCAGACGCCGATTTCTGCATGTTGCCGATCTGCGCGCTGATCGCTGCGGACCGCTCTTCCACCTTCTGAATGTCGGTCTTCAGCTTCAGCGCGCGCTCGTTCTCGACGTTCTGCGCCAGCTGGGCCTTGATCTGGTCCTGATTGGCCAACAGGCTCTTCTGCTCGGCCGTCAGGATCGATTTGCCCTTGAGGTCCGCGATCTTCTGCAGGAACTCGGCTTGCGTCTTTTCGGCGCCAGTCAGCTTTTCCGACGATTCCAGCGCCGCACGCGTGGCCGCGTCCTGGTCTCGCAGCTGCTGAATGAAGCGCGTGGCGGCGTCATCCTGATAGGTCTTGGGCTGGCGCGCCTTGGCGCCCTTCGGATCCTTGAACTTCTCCTCGATGGCAGTCAGCCGCTTGTTGTACTCATCGGCGGCCATGCCGACCAGCTTGGCGTCCTTGTTCAGCTGGTCGATCTCTTCCTTGCGCATATCGGCGCGCGAGCGGGTCGCCTTCTCCTGATCCCGCAGACGGGCCTGCGCGGCAACCACGGAATCCTGCCGGCGCTGCTCCGCAGCCTTGGCCTCCGCCGCCGCGTTGGCAGCCTCCAACGGCTTCGCCTGTACCTGCAACTGCTCGAGCTGCTGGCGCGCCCGCAGCAGCGCAGCGCGGTTGAAATTGCTGCCGCCCGACTGTGCAGTGGGCGAGGCCTCCATCTTGGCGATTTCGGCCTTGGTGCGCTCGATCGCACTACGCACGTCCGCCAGCGTGGTATCCCGGCCGACGCCAAGCATCGCGTCCCAGGCGCCCTTGGCCAGGCTGGTCAGTCCGGCCCACGCCCGCTGCATGTAGCCCACGTTCGCCACTACTTGGTCGGCGCGGTCCTTCATTGCGCTGGCGTAGGTGCGCTGCGCCAGGGCTGCCGCCTCTTCCTTCCTGCCCTGGTCTTCCAGCGCAGCGATCTGCTCGAAGACTGCGGCTGTGAGGTAGTGATATTGCTCGTTCAGCTTCTGTGAGGCTTTGACCGGTTCCTCGCCCAGCTTGACGAACTCTTCGACCGTCTTCTCGACGGCCGCGCCGGTGGCCTTCTCCCACGCCTGCGCGGCGTTGCCGAGTTCCACGAACGTGCTGCCGGCAATCTTGCCGGTCGAGGCCAGCGCCGTCAGCGTCTCGGCAGCCTTACCCTGCGTGCCGGCCGTGTCGCCCATGACCTTGGCCATGGTCGCCATCTGGTCGGCAGACACCCCGGCCACGCCGCCGGTGATCGTCAGCGCATCATTGAATCGGCGCGTCTCGCCGGAACCTTTCTCGAACGCCACCGCCAGCGCGATACCAGCGCCGGCCAGGATGGTAACCGGGTTAATCAAGCCAGCAATGAATCCGCCGACGGCGCGCACGGCCGGGCCGATTCCGCCGAACATGTCCCGCAACTGCCCGCCCTGCTGGGTCAGAATCAGCAGCGGCGACTGCCCGCCCGCCAGCTGCGTCACGATGTCCGTCATCTGCGCCGGCACCATGCGAATGGCCGCCGCCGTCTGCCGCGCCGACATGCCGACGTCATCCAGCGAAGCGCTGACCCGGCGCATGCCGGACGATGCAGCCTCAGCTGCCTTGAGTTGGTTGATGTAGGGGGCAACGGACTCGCTGACGCCCAGCAATGCCGCTTTCTGTTCGAGCAGCTGGATCCTCGTCTTGCCCGAGGCCTCCGCCATGCGCGCGGTCTGGTTGACGAACTGGTTGATCGCGCGCGCGTGCGCATCCGACCCGTTGCGGGCCGCCTCCGCAATGGCCGATTCGGCTGCCAGCGTGCGACGCGCCTTGGCCTCCTGCGTGGCGATGAAGGCGTCCGCGCTGCGGCGCGCCCTGTCCATTTCGGCTGTATAGCCGGTCGCATCGGCTGTGACGCGAACAATCGTTTCGTCAGCCACGTGTGAACTCCCTTACCTTTTCCTGAATCACCGCGCTGACCGCGGCGGCGGCAGCCTTCTTCTTCGCTTCGAAGCCAGGCCGCAGGAACGGCTGTGCGGCCATCTTCGACGTGCCGTATTCGAGGAACCGGCCGTAGAAGGCTTCCTTCGACCAGGTCACGATGTAGGACGCCAACCGCCCCGGGACGGATTTCTCTTCCTCGAAAGCGATGATGATGTGCGAGCGTAGAAAGCCAGGCGGGTGACGGCCCTGCTTGCCCTCATAGATGCCCAGGTCGACAGGCGCGCGCAGCTTCACCTCTGCATGAATCACGCGCGCGCCGGCCACCGCGGCCTGCCGCAGCGCCGACTCGGAGGCGATCTGGTCGAGCGCGTTGAGCGTGCCCTTGAGCGCTTCCGCGTTCTCGATCGTGACGCGTCGCGGCTTCGCCATCACTCCCTCCGTGGGAACATCACCCGCTCGATCAGTTTCGCCTGCTCTTCCGGGTCATCCAGCAGGACCGGCTCGGCATCATTCGCCGCGGCGTGGTGCTCGCTCCACGGCGTCATGTCGAAGCATCCAAACGGCTCGCTGCGGGCCTTGCGATCGCGATGGATATTGGCGATGGTCGACGCGATCGCGCCGGCGCGGAGATCGTCATAGACGCCGCCGCGCTGGTCGATCTGGTACGACGCCATGTACTCGACGAACTCCGCGCTGCTGATCCGCTCTTGCAATTCCCTTATGGGGATTCCGAGGTCGATGCTGAGTCGGAGCCAGTGCCGCCGCTCGGGGCGGCGTCGGAGTTTTTTGCCTCTTCCTCCACCGCCTCGACGCCGAGCTTGTTCAGCCGCATGGCAACGTCAACCACCCGGTCGAGCGCTTCCTTGCTGCGGCCGCGCAGTGCCTCGACGTCGTCCTCGGAGAACAGCAGTTCGCCGTTCTCGTCGATCACGCAGCACACCAGCACGCGCGCCTGGAACACGCTGTACGGCGTCTTGCCCTCGCCCTGCAGGGCCATGAAGCGGTCGCGCGAAGCACCCGACATGACTGCCACGCGCACGTCGCCGCCCCATTCCGGCACGGGAACGTCTTCGTGCTCCAGCGAGGCAGCCAGGATGGATGTTTTCGAGAGAATCGGCATAGGTTATGCGTCCGTCACGTCGCCGGTAATGCGCAGGGTCACGCCGGTCGACTTCAGCAGTTGATCGACCCCGCCTTCCAGCGGGCTGTTCTTCGCGTAGGCGTCGAAGGTCTTGGTCTTGTTGTTCGGCAGCGTCAGCTTGTAGGTTTTCACCGTCCCGGCGCGCTTCGATGCGTCGATGGCCTGCTGCCCCGCGTCGTTCATGTCGCGGTTGACGTCGAAGGTGAAGCTGCCCCAGTCCTGCAGGCCGAGCGCGTATTCCTTGGCGGTCGAGTCCAGATCCGTCTTGTCCAGTTCGCTGGCCTGGCCGTCGAAACCCTTGAAGGACACCAGGTTTTCGATCTTGGTCCAGGTGGCCGGCGTCGCCGTGCCGGCCGCGGTGATGGTGCGACCGGTGGTATTGATGTCGAACGCGAATGTGTTGGCGGTGACGTTCTTGACCACCACCGTCTGCCCGTTCAGGTCACCGGCGTGCGTGCCCGTCAGACCGGCCATCGTGACAACGTCGCCATTGACGAAGCCGTGTGCGGTCGACGTGAGGATGGTAGGAAAGCCGAGCGCGATCGCGGTAATCGTCTTCGCGCCGCCTGCTGCGCCGGCAATTTCGAGCTTCGATCCCTGCGCGGAGATTGCGGTAGATGGCATTGTTGACCTCTTCGGTTGTGAAAAGCCCGCGCAGGGCGGGCAAGAAAAATACGTGGATCAGGGCTTGAACCATATCGAGAAGTCGAGCCGAGACCCGTATAGCTGGGTGTCCTGTTCGCTGTCGCTGACAGGTGCGCCAATCGGCAGCGCGCCCGCGGCGACCAGCGCAGCGCGCGCACTGCGCATCGTGGCGACTGTCGCGGCCCGGGTTGCAGACCACACATTGATCTGCATGCGCTGGTTCTCCAGGTCCGCCGGCCCGCTCAGGTCATTCACGTCCTGACCGCCGACAGCCTGATAGGTGACGTACGGCCGCTCTGCGCCGCTGGGCGCGACGTCCGGATACACCTTTACGCCGATGCCGGCCAGCGCAGCAACGACGACGGCCTCAGCAGAATTAGCCATCGCTTGCCCCCGTCTCGCACACTAGGTCCACGTACTCGCGCCTTACCCGGTCCGGAAGAACGCCCTTGATGTTGTAGGCGGTGCCGTCGTCGCACAGCACGCGCATTGACGCCGTAACACCATTGGCAGCCAGGAAGGGAATGCGGATGCTGGCCTGCACGATCGAAGTCGCCGCATCGGCGCGGATGATCTCCAGACCGGTGCGGTGCAGGATATTGGCCCATACGTCCATGACCTTGACCCAGCCGATAACGGGCTGCCCGAAGCCATCGTATCCGTCGGCGGGCTTCTGGATCTGCACCAGTTCGCTGCGCTGGCCGGCCCTCATACGCCGAGCCCCACTCGGTGAGGCCACAGCATGTCGTGCGCGCCCTGTGGCAACTCGGCCACTGTGGCGCCAACCACCGTGTTCTCGCGGTTGCTGTACAGGTGCCCGAGGATCAGCAGAATGGCCGCCTGAATCTGCATATTGGCCACCATCGGATCATCGCCGGCCGTTCCGGCCAGCACCGCCGCATCCATGTCCGCCTGCGTGGCGTAGATCTGGCGGTTCAGGAACGACGCGGCGGCGCCTTCTGCGGCTGCCAGGTAGAGGCCGATCAGTTGATCCTCGCTCGCCCACGTGACGCGCAAGTGCGACTTTGCCATGTCGAGCGCGACGAGCGACATATCAGCCTCCCTTGCCCTTCCTGGCCTTCGTCTCGCCGGCCGGCTTTTCCTCGGCGGCCGGTTTCTCGTTCGTCACCTCGGCGACCGCTTCGGTGCTCTCGGCCGGCAGGCTGGCAAGCGCATTGCCCGACTCTTCGCGCGTCGGCTTCGTGTCCGCTTTTCCGCCCTCGTCTGAGGGAGCGGAACCGGAAGTCGCGCCCTCGTTCTCGCCGATCTGCACCGCGCAGCCGGCGTCGATCAGCTCCTGCCCGCGGCTGCTGTCCATCTGCGCGACCATGCCGGCGCGCGGATCCTTGCCGATGAACTTGATTTTCATGATGTCCTCCAGAACGGAAACGGCCCGCCGAAGCGGGCCGCTCCATCAGACAGCGTCAGCCGATCAGGCCACGTTGCCGAAGTCGCCGTAGACGAAGGCCTGCGGGCGGTAGACCGCCAGCGCCAGGCGTTCCTCGGCCAGGATCGTGACCAGGTTCTTCACGAAGTCGTCTTCGTTCTCGGTGGCGACTTCCACCCGGGCCTGCCAGCGGTCAAACACTTGCGCGCCCAGTTTGAAGGCGCCGACGAGGAACTTGTCGACGGTGATAGCCTGCGTGGCCACCACCGGCTGACCCCACAGCGTCGGCGAGATCGTGCCCTGCGGATTGCCGATGATGTAGCGGCCGGTGGTGTCCTTGAGCAGCTCGATCCGGGCCCAGTCGCTGGGGTGCATCACGATGCCAGTCGCCGGGAATTCCGCCAGAGCGGCCTGCAGCATAGCCAGGCGGATGTTGTCGATGCCCGTTTCAGTGCCAGCCGGGTCGAACGGTGCCGCGAAGGCCGTCGCTTGCGGGATGATGCCCAGCAGGTTCTGACCGGTGCCATCGCCGTTCAGCAGCTGGCTTTCTTCGACTAGCGCCAGGCCGTAGCGCAGGCGGCCGTCGATGTAGCTCGCCAGCTGGGATGCGTCGCTCAGGATTTGCCGCGACGCCTTGACGAAATGCGCGATCACCTTGGCCGACGTGGTGACCAGGTCGAACTTGATGGTTGATTCCGGCTTCTTCACCGTTTCGGCCACCGGCGCAGCGGCGTTCGTGAAGCCGGTTTCCTTGACGTATTCGAGCACTTGGCCGTCCATGCGGCCCGGCGTGATCAAGTCGCGAACGGTCAGGCGGCGATTCGGCGGCGCGATGATGCCGGGCAGGCGCGTGTTCTGCACCAGATCGCCCGCAGCGCCATCCGTGTCGGTGGTCACCGTGGTGATGGCAGCGTTGAACGTCATATCGACCCGGCCGCGCGGCGTGGTCTTGCCGGTGAAGGCCTTGAAGTCGTCGCTGCCGACGAACTGCTGACCGAACGACTGATGCTGCACGTCGCCACCCGCCCCGTTGGCCTCCAGCTTTGCCAGCGCCTGCTGTGCGTGCTGCAGATTGGCCTGCATTTCGCCCTGCTTCGTCAGCAGTTCATCCACCTTGGCCTTGGTTTCCTCGGACAGCTTTCCGGCGGCCAATTGCGCTTCCTTGAGCGCCTTTTCACCCGCCGCCTTGACGTCGTCGCTGATCTTGCCGAGAGACGCCTTGATTTCCTTGACGTCGTTTTCGTCAAAGGCGAGCACCATGCCGCTGCGCTGCATGTGGCGGAACAACATGTCGTGCACGGTGGCGCCGATAGCCGTCAAAACGGCGGCAAATTTGGTCTTTTTCATAGGTTCGATTTCCTTTCCGGTTTGGGGATGATCTACAGGGAAAACGCGGTCAGCGCTTCCAATACCGACTTCGCTGCAACAGCAGGCGGGTCACCCGCGCTGCGTCCGGTGGGATCTCCCGCACCGCCGCCGGCCGGATCTCCCTGGCCGGACTTGAATTCGCTGATGAGGCGCAATGCCTCGTTCTTCGGCATGCCGCTCGAGCGCAACGCGGCTTCGATGCGGCGCACCGCGGAAGCCTGCGTCTTGGCGTCGCCCTTCTTGACCTGGTCGGACGGGAGGAACTCGTCGGCAAAGCCGTCGTCGATCGCGGTCTGGCCGCTGATCCACGTTTCCGCATCCATCAGCTTCGCCATAGCCTTCACGTCCTGCCCAGACCGCGCGGAATAGATGCTTGCCATGGCGTCGTCGAATGGCTTGAGCGTTGCCGCGATTTCCGTCAGGTCGTGCCGGTTGCCGACGGCCAGCACCCAAGCGTTGTGGATCATCAGGAAGCCGGCGCGCGAGATCTGCACCTTGTCGCCGGCCATGGCGATAATCGACGCCGCGGAGGCGGCCAGTCCCAGGACCTTGACCGTGACCTCGCCGTCATGCTCACGCAGCAGGTTGTAGATCGACAGGCCTTCGAACATGTCGCCGCCCGGCGAATTGACGTTCACCGTCACCGGGCCGGCGCCCATACCGCGCAGCGCGCCGGCAATGCGCTTGGCCGTCACGCCATCACCGGACCAGTAGTCATAGCCGATCACGTCATAGACGCTGATCGTGCGGTCTGCGTCCGACTCCGCCGCGGCGCGCACGCCGGTGTCCCAACGGTCCAGAGCGCGCGGCTGCAGATGGCTCGATACGCTGGCGGCAGGACGGCCAGCAGGGATGCCCGGAAGGTTCTTGATGCTCATGATTCCGTTCCTCGTGGCTGGTCTTCCAGTCCCAGAAATGCGCGGATGGATGCCCGCGCCTGGTTTGCGTCGCCGGCCGTGGCCGCGCCGATCGCGTCGAGCGTCGTCATGGCCGATTGCACCGTCAGGACCGCGGCGTTTCCGCCCATCGGCGGCCGCTCTTCGAACTCGCGGACTTCGTCCCGGGTCAGAATGCCCTTGTCGACCATGACGCCGTAGAACGCCGCGCGGCCGGCGCTGTCGGCGCGCAGCAAGCCCTCCACAGCGAATTTCGGGTAATACCGCGCCCGTTCGATTGGTCGAAGCAGATCCTTGCTGATGGCCTGCTCGATCCGCTTGAGCCACGGCGCGAGCGTGAAGGTCAGGAAGCCGATCATCTGCTGCTCAATGCCGGTGCCCCAACTGGTCGACTTCTCGGTATGGCCGACCATCCACGGCGGCACGCGGAACCATCGGCAGATGGCCTCCACCGAGTAGCCGCGTGATTCCAGCAGCTGCGCGTCTGATGGCTTGATGCCAACCGACTCGACCGAGGATCCGCCCTCCATAACAGGCGTTTCGCCGCGCTCTACCGCGCCCTTTAGGTTCTCCCGAAATTCCTTGCGCTGCTGTGGGTTCAGGAAACTCTGGAACTTGTAGTACACCGTCTGCAGCAGGCCGGTGCTGAACGTCGACGCTGCGGCCTTATCCGCTGCCATGGCGTTGCCGAACACCTTGGCGCCGTAGGCAATCACCGAGACACCATTGATGCCGTCCAACGTGAACCCTGGAATGGTCCAGATCCGCGCTTCCGGGATCTCGCGCAACGTGCCGTTCGGCCGCGGATAGGTGAACTTCTTGCGACCGGTGTTGAAATCCAGCGTACACACCAGCTTGTCCGGGTCAAGGTACGCCAGCCCGACCACTTGGTCGCTGCCGCTGACATACAGCTTTTCCGCCCGGCCCGCGCCGCGCAGCAGCATCGAGGCAACCATCGCTTCCCAGAACACCGACGCCGTCGAATCGGCGTTAGGCTGGTCGTGAATGATGAATTGCAGCGGATGCTGGGGCGCCACCCGCTTGCCGGCGCTGGTGCGCTCGTACATCGACAGTGGCAGCGTGGCGATCGTCTCGGAAATCAGCCGTACGCAGCTCCACACCGCGTCCAGTTGCATCACCGCCTTCGGCGTCACCTCCACGCCTGCTTCGATCGCCGCGGTGCGGTTATATAGCTCAGGGTCGGTCAGCGAGAACGACCGCACGAAGCCATCAATGGCTGCCCGGACGCCACGCGCGACACGTGATAGGTTCAGTTTCATGCATGGCCCGCCAGTATGGGATTGGACAGCCAGTCATCCATGCCGCCCATGGCTTCAGGGTTTAGCGACAGCAGCGCGATGGCATTGAAAAGCGCCATCAGCGGGTCGATCTTGGCCGTGCCGCTGGCCTGTTTCGTGATCAGAATGGCGTTGCCCCGCGGCTCGACCTTGGCATTGCCAACGCACCAGTTCATCAGCGCGGTGCCGCCATGCCACAGCGCGCCTTCGGCGAGCTTGCGCTCGGTTGTTTTGATGGTGCCGCCAAGCTTCCAGCCCTGCGAGATCCCGACAATCATGTCCTCGCCATTGGCGTTCTTCTCCGGGATCCCGACGTCCGAAAGCGCGTCCAACACCGAACCAATGCCGCTCGGGTCCACCCCGATCTTGTCCAGCAGCCCAGCCTCATAGATGCGCAGCACTTCCTGCGCCAGCTGCTCGACGTCCTCACCGATCTGCTCGACGATTACCAACTCGCCCGACTTTTCCAGATCCAGAAGCTTCGGCGCTTCCGACTTTCGGCGCTCGAGCACCGCGGGGTGCGCCCATGCCTTGCACCAGGCGAGCCATTCGCCGGTCTCCCGGTCGCGACCTGCGGCGGAAAGGCCCAGCAGGTCGTCCAGGCCGCCGCCATCGATCCCAACGTCAATCACTTCGCAGCGCCGGATCAGCTCGGCCAACGTCAGGCCCGCGCGCGCCCTCCCCTCCCAGAACATCGCGCCGGCCCAGTTGTCCGAGCGCAGCGCCAAGCCGATTTCCACGTTGCCGTGCTTGGCCATGAAGCCGCGGAACGATTCCTCGCCAGCCTCCTTTGCCTTCCTGAACTCCCGCTCAAGAAAGGCGCGGTCCACCGAATACCCGAGATTCGGGTTGACCATCGCGAGGTTTTCCACCTCGAGGTGCTCGCGGCGAGCCACCATTTCGGGTGGGTGCTCGAAGATGATCGGAACAAAACTCTTGTCCTCGATCTTGCCGTCGCGCACGTCGCGCGCATACTGCAGCTTCTGCTTGAACACTCCCGCCGGTGGGTCATCACTCTGCGTGGTCAGGTAGATGACGAAGCCCTCCGGGCGCGACGCCAAGCCACCGATCGCCTCGCGCAGCATGTTCTCCGCGTTGGGCTGCTTCCCGAAAAGCCACAGCTCGTCGACCAGCGTGCCGACGCTCTTCTTTCCGCCGACCGTATTGGAGTCGGCCGCCACGACCTTCAGCGTTGCGTTGCTCTGCCGGTGCGTGATGGTCTTGATGTGGGTCTGCACGTGCATCAGCGCGCTCAGATCCTCGTCCACCCGCTCGGCGCAGAAGTCCCGCGACGGGCCAAAGCTGTTGTTGGCAATCTCGATGGTCGGCGCCAGGATCGCGAACTCGGCCGACTGGCGCCAGTTCAGGATCAACGCCGTCATCATGATGCCGGCGGCAATCGTGGACTTCGAGTTCTTTTTCGGCAGGCAGACGAACCATTCCGTGATCAGCCGGCGGCCGGACTCTGGGTTGTACGAGCCGAAGATCGACGAAACCAGGTCAAAGACCCATTTCGCACAGGCCTCGCCAAACGTCGGACTGCCCGGCGCATCAACGATCCGCAGCTCCTTGAAGATCGCCAGCGCCTGCTCGGCCTGGTCCGGGAAGATCGGTGGCGGGATGATCGACCGCCCCGACTGCAGGCGTTCGGCCCAGTCGGGGCAAGCGGTCGTCCATTCCATAGCGTCATTTCACGGCACGTAGCGGCGGCGCCGCGGCGGCGAATCGCCCGGAGGCCGCCTTCTTGGCTGCATCCGCGCGATCCTCTTTCTTTCCGGTGTCGCCCAGTTTCCGGTGGAAATAGGGCATCAGCTCCTTCGCCGCGAATACGCGAAGCTTCGGCTCCGTCAGATCGTCGTTCATCACGGCTTTCAGGAAAGCCTTTGGGTCGGAATAATGGGTCGCCTGCTCCCAATTGAACGCGGCAGCGGCAGCGGCAGCGTCATCATCCAATGACTCGGGCTCGCGCGCCGGCTGCGCCTTTGGCGCTGCCTTGGCTGGCGGCGCAGCTTTCCGAGCAGCACCAGCCTTCGATTTGCGCGCCAGGTGAGCCAGGACGTCGGGATCCTTCGCCAAGCGCGAGCCGGCGGAGGCCGCCGTTCCCGCGCTGTAGCCGGCATCGATTGCTGCCTGCTTGTTCGAGAGCCCCTGCGCTTTGGCCTCGGCAAACTTGAGCTTCTTGCCTGTCAGAGCCATGTGAAAACCCCTCGTCGCGGGCCTCAGTCCTTAACATCGCGCCGCCTGATTGGCTTTTCCAATCAAGGGCTTGCGGCTCATTGTTGAAGAAGCAGCCGTGTTAAAGCTTTAACAAGTTTCGTGGGAGAGGAAATTTTCCCCGCGTGAGGGAACGGGCGGTCTAGGACATAAAGGTCACCCAGACTTTCGACCGCCCCCTCCCCATGCCGGAAACCTGCTCCACGCTACAATCGGTGACCCACCTGCCACTTTGAATGACCGTATGGACTACAGTCCCGCTCAACTAGATGCCGTCTACGAATCCTGTGTAGCTTTCTCGCTCGAGAGAGTCTCGCGAGCCCATGCCGGCAGAGCGATTAGCAAAGCTCTGGGAATGTCGGAAAGCACCGCGTTGATCTCAGCAAACAGCGCGAGGCATCTGTTGCGGGGCGAGCGCTACCGGCGGACGCTCAACGGTGCATTGACGCGTGGGCTTCTTGAGCGAATCCACCGGGAGACCGGAGAAGCCGGACTGAAATTAGCACTCACCGGGTTAGCTGCCCACATCGCTTATTTTGAGGAGACGGTCAGCCCGACACCTCAACAACGCGCTCTCCACGCTGAGTTCACGGCCCTGATCCGAGCAGAGGATCCGAGTGCTATACCGCAGGAAGTGACAAACGACGAAGCTTCGTATCCCGAAGGCTCGGTGGAACAAGTGCTTGTCAATAAGTACGAGCGCAACCGAGCCGCGCGGGAGGCATGTATTGCTGCGCACGGGTCGACATGCGCCGTATGTAGCTTCAACTTCGAAGCCGTCTACGGGGAACTCGGGAAGGGCTTTATCCACGTGCATCACCTCGTGGAAATCTCGAGCATCGGCACGGAATACTCGGTCAACCCTGTGGCGGACATGCGCCCGGTATGCCCCAATTGCCATGCCATGCTACATAAAGAACGGCCCGCCCTATCAGTGGAAGCCCTGAAGGCCAAGCTGCGCATTTAGCTGCCCGTCACCGCTTCCTCGCGCTGCTTGTCGCGACTGTGGTGGGTGGCGCAAAGCGTCTGCCAATTGCCTCGGTCCCAGAACAGGGCTTGGTCACCCCGGTGCGGGGTACGGTGATCCACCACGTTGCCGTAGGGAATCTGCAGCCCACGCTCGGCACACTCGATGATCACACCGGCCACACAGTTTGCTGCGATGCGCATGTCCCGAAGACAGTACTCGCAGAACGGATACGCCTTCAGGTGCTCGGCCCGCGCCCTTTGCCAGCGGTAGCCATAGCCTCGTTGTGCGCTGGTCAGCGCGCTGGTGCGCCAAGAGCCAGGCTGGATCACAGCTGTCCGCTGGTCAGCGCGGGAGACCCGACCACCTAGCATCGGAAGTTTGCCTCGGGGCTTGCTCATGATCATCGCCGGGTGGCTGCCATCAACTGACGATGGAACAGTGACAGGGGCCAATGATCCTGGAAGGCACAGCGGCCCCACGAAAAGAAAACGCCCGGTTTTGACCGGGCAAACCCTGGCGGCTGCCGGTGGAGGAGACACTGGTTGCGGCACCGTGAATTGAACACGGAACCTGCGGGGTATGAACCCGCCGCGCTACCGTTGCGCCATACCGCAGAAGTCTTGCCGGTTATTTATCCGGCGACGATGCGACGTTCGTGCTTTTCCTGCTCACTCGACCAGCTGCTTGCGCCCACACACCCCAGATCAGCATGTAATAGACCGGCAGAAACATGGTTGGCCCCTAAAGCAAGTCTCGACATGTGCAATTTAAGGAGATACGTCGCTGCCCGCCCGTCAGCCGCTGTCGATCGAGAGTGTCAGACAATTCCCATTCGAACTGGCGATCAATGCAAAAAGCCCCGCTCGGCAATAACCGGCGGGGCTTAGGGCGTAACTCTGCAATTTGGGAAAATTCTAGGGTCGCTGTAACAGCCTGTCAAGCAGCAACTTCAGCTGGGGCGATCAAACCCATGGCAGCGAAATACTCGTCCAGGCGCGACACCGCGACAACCTCCAACTCTCGCAGGCGCTCCCGAATCTTGGGGAACGCACGGGCATAGGTCATGTGGTTACCACCGAACGACTGCGCCATGTCGCGGAAGCTCACCGCCAAGCGTTCATGATTGGCGAAGGCCTTCGCCACCAGCATATCGAGCGCTGGACCCGTGATGGTGCTGCTGTGCGCCAGCCAGTCGGAGAGGTACCGGATTCCCTCGACACGCCCGGGCCCGTAGAAGTAGCGGCGGTGGCGCTGGCCGCCTGCCCCGACCTCCTCATACTCAGCCGGCGTGAACCGTGCGCGCACCACGGCGCGCTCCGGCGCCGGCAACTTCGAGTCCACTGCCGACATCACCATTGCGCACTGGCCGCGCACCTCGTCGCTGGTCAGCCCGCCGAAGTCCACCGTGCTGTCCGATGGCGAGCCGCGCAGCTGCTCCAGCCATGCCTCCTGCATGCCGGTCAGCTTAGGCGTGGCTTCCATCGCCCGGATCAGCGCCGTCCGGAAAGGTGTCTTCTGCCGCGGCGGCAGGGCCATCACCATGTGAGCGACGTACAGCGCCTGGCGCGTGTCGGCGAATACTGCGTTCATCCTCTCTTTCCCCCGTCTTGTCGTTGATCCCTTACGCCTTGCTGCCAGCGCATGTACGGCAGCCGCACGCCGGCGTGGAACTTCGCTTCAGCCGCGGCCACGTGGTCCAGCTGCGCGCGTGACTCAATGCCGCTCACCTGGAGCACGAAAGCCCGGGCTGCCGCGGTTGACTCGCATGGCTTCCCTGTTCGGTTCGCCACGAAGCGCCAGAAGTCCGGGTTGCCGCACCACATGCCGGCCAGTCGCGCCAGCGCACCGCCCTTTGCGCGCGCCGTCATGCCGCTGCTCCCATACCGAACAGCGCCCTGACCACCGAATGCTGCTGTCGCACGCTGCCGTTTCGACGGGCACGGTTCACCGTGTTGCGGTCAATGAGCGCCTTGTAGGCGAGCGGATCCTCTTCCTTCAGCCTGGACCGGCGCGCCCGGCAGCGCTCGGTATTGGTCATGGCGCGCGGCTTCGGCTTGCTCTTCCCCGGGAACGGCAGCCAGAGGGGGATCGGCGAGCCGGAGCGCTTCTTCCAATCCACCACATGCGCCGCGCCGGCTGCTTCCTTCGCACGCATCAGAGCGTCGATCGTGTGACGGCTCGCCCCGGCGATCTGGGCCAACTCATGCACCGTACGCCCGCGGCGGTCCCGGCAAACCCGGGTCAGGAGCAACCAGGTCGGCGACGTTTCGCCGTGGAAGGGCTTCGAGCCCAAACCCAGGTCCTTGCCTTTCCGGTAGACCGATTCGATTGAGCGGCCCAGCTCGGCGCCGATGACCCGAAACGAGTTGCCGGTCGTCCAGAGGGAGCGCAGTCGGGTCACGTCCTCTTCCGTCCATTTCATCGCAGCATCCCCCACAAGATCGGGCCAAGGATAACGAGCATCACCAGCACCGAGAACACGTCGCAAATGTCGGCTGTGCTCATACGCCGCCCTTCGCCGCCAAGAGCTTCGCTACTTCGTTTGGATTCCCTGCGCGCCACTGCTGCCAGCTTTCGTCCGTCAGCTTCCATTCGATCCATTCCGGATGATCCGGCTTGGCCAGGAATGGCTTACGGTTCCCGTCGCATCGCTCGCACAGTTGTGGGAGCCTCGATGACACGTACAAATGACTGCCGCAAAAGTAGAGGCCGCAGCCGCGATCGCCGCCGTAGGGCTCGCCACCACAGACATGCGCCAAGCCACGGTCGATCTTCTCGTCGCAGCCAGGGTGATCGCAGTACGCCGGCACGCCGTAACCGATGTCCCTGCTCCAGTTGCTGTCGTATCCAAGGCTCCAACCCATTACCTCACCTCCTTGATCTGGATTCCCTTCACCGCCATCAGGTGCCGCTTGATCCGGTATTCCGGGGTGATGGCCCCCTTCACGTCCTCCACCGTCAGCCCAGCCGCACCGGCCTCCCGATACACGAAATCGGCCACGTAACGCAGCGGCGGGCGCTTCCGCCCTTGCACCACCACCGCCGGCGCCAGCTCGAACACCACCTGGCGCTCCAGCTCGCTGATCCGGCCGGCACGCTGCAGGATCCGCAGGTGGTGGTACCGCTCCATTTCCCGCTGGCTGTCGAACGTCTCGCCGCCTACCGTCACGCGGGTGTTGCGGTACTTGCTCGGCTTCGGCTCCTTGCCTCCCATGCCGCTCGGGCGTCCTGCCGTAGCCTTTCCGCCGCCGCGGCGCCCCGCTTCTTCTCCACGGCCATCAGGTAGGCCTTGATCGCCGGCGGCGCCAGGCTGATTACCCACCGGATCTCGCATTCGTGCCGCCACGCCTCGTCGGTTCGCATTGCCCCACCGCCCCCACATGCCGCTCATTTCCGCACCGCCCTTCCACCGCGCCAGCGCCAGCCCGGCGCAATGGCCTTGGTGGTCAGGCGGGCCCGGCGCTGCTTAAACGTGATCCTTGGCAGCTCATCACGGTCTCCGTTGAAATCGTCTGGCACCACGCAGCCCCAGTAATGCCACTCGACCCAGTACTGGATGGCCGTCTCGAAATCCCACTCGTCGTATTCGTAGCTGCATCGGTACCAGTGCACGGGCACGCCTTTGATGCGCTCCCAGGCCTGCAGGCAAGCCGGGTCAGTTCGCCGCATCTTCTGCCTGCCCTTCCAGCCCAGCACGTCATAGACCAAGCTTTCGTCGGTTGACGGCACGAATTCCGGCGTCTCGCCAAAGCTTCGCAGCAGCTCGACGGCTCGCTTCGCCTGCTTCTTGTAGATGCGCGGGTTCATACCTGCCCCTCGGTCGGCGGATGGCCGTAGAAGAACGCGTGCACGTCGGCGTAGACCGAGCTTTTGGTACGCAGCAGGTCCGCCAGCAGCGCCTGGCGCCAAGGACCATCGCCGGCAGCCTTGAACACGCCGACCTTGTAGCGCTGGAATTCCTCGCCAGCCTTGCGCGCCCGCCATACCTCGGCGCCCTTCGCTTCGATGCCCGGCGCCGATTCCCACCAGGTCGCATCACCACCCCCTGCCGGCACGCCACCCGGCCCGGCGGGCTGCTGCGGCGCCGGCTCGTCCAGCCAACGCTTGCCGTTCAGCCACGTCGCCGGGTGCGGGATGAACTTGCCGCCCTCTTCGCGCCACTCGGGCCAGGCCGATTGCTTGGCGATCGCGGCCAGCAGCTGCTCGACCAGCGCCTCATCGGCACCGAGCTTCGCGAATGCCTTCTCGGCGTCCGCTTTCGCCACCTTCCGGGGATAGGCCTGCCACAGCCGCTCGAACAGTGCCGACTGCTTTGCCGCCTTTCCGCTCTTTGCGGGCGCGCCTTGACGGTTCCCTGATGGTTCCTTTGGAGGTTCTTTACGGTTAGACGGCACCTGGTGCGGGGGTTGGCGCACCTCCTGCGGGGGTACCCCGGCATCTGCTGCGGGGGTGTGGTGCATTTCCTGCGCCGGCGAATCTCCTGCGCCGGTGCACGTGGTGCGGGGGTGAATCTCCTGCGGGGGTGAATATGCTGCGGGGGTTACGGTGTAGCTGGTGTGCCGGCCGTTCGACCGGTTCGCCGTCACCACCTGGGCGGCTTCCAGCCACTTGATGGCGTTCTGCACCGCGCGCTCCGAGGCGCAAACCCGCTTGGAGATCGTCGGAATGGACGGCCAGCAAACCCCTTGGTCGTTGGCGTTGTCCGCCAGGGAGATCAGCACCGCCTTCTGGGCGATCGACATCCCCTCCAGCGGCCAGCATTGGGACATGATGATGGTGCTCATGCGGCAGCCTCCACGCGCGCGGCCGGCACGCCGTATTGCTTTTCACGGTACGGCGCCCACCGCCCGTAACCCCAATCCCAGCGCACGCGTTTCTGCTCCTTGTTGAAGCGCTTGCCCTGGTCGAGCTCGTAGTGGCACCAGAAACAGGCCGGGACCGTCATCCGGTCGTCAGCCTTAAGACCCTTGCCCTTGCCATCGCGAAGCTGATTGGAATGCGCCGGAACCACAGTGTCCGGATTGTTCCGGCAGACGCCAGGAAACCGCAGGTAGCACTGCTGCCCGTGACAGAGCATGTCCGGATGCAGCAGCGGATTGACGCGGACGGCCTTGCCGTTCGCATAGACGATCACGAAGGCCATGTTACGATTCGCCGAAAATTCCAATAGGGAAAGGGGTTGCCGTGGACTTCTTGACTTTTGTCTCGAAGACGTTCGACGCGTGGGCATGGCCGTTAACGGTGCTCGCGATGGTTGGCTGGTTTAGGGATGAACTAAAAGCCATCCTGCTCAATATCGAGAGCTTTAAGGCCGGCGGCATAGAGGCCACCGTCAACAGAAAGATCAAGGCCGCTAGCGAACTTGCCGACGAACTGCCCCCGGCCAATGGACCGGAGGTCGCACCGCCAGAATATGACGACGCGCCACTGCAACCCGAATACACAATCATCGAAGCCTGGAAGGAGTTGGAGCACTTCACCAACGAATATGTTGAGCTCCGCGGCGTTAGGTCCGAATCAATAAGAAGAAAGAGGATCGCCTCGACAAATGAACTGGTCGCCGCCGGCTTTACTAAAGCGGAGGCCGACCTGTATCGAGAGCTGTTACAGGTTCGCAACCTTGTTGTCCATGAACGCGACCCGAAGGTCTCCGCTGCACAGGCAAAGGAGTACTTTGAGCTCGCATACCGGCTCATTGGGCTAATCCGCGTCAAGACTGACATCGAACTCGGCCGCCGGGCTTCCGATTGAAAGGCGTTTGGCCGCGTCATCAGAACAAGCTTCCTTGCGGATGCGGCCGGCGGACCGGGCGAATGGTTCGGCCGGTGACCTTGCACGCGCGCGACGGCCCCTGCTCGAGCTTGCCCTTCTGGCGCAGCTCGTTGGCCCGGCCGCTGACGGTGTTGATCGCCAAGCCCGTCGCCTGCGCCAGCTCCTGCAGCGAGTAATCGCGCGGGTAGATCCCGATGGCATCCATGATTTCCTGCTGGACCCGGCCCAGCTCGCCGGTGGTGCGCATCCGGTCGTAGTTACGAATGCTGGTTTGAGCGACAGCCGTCTGCATGCCCTCTCCTATGCCTTGTCGGCCGACTTGGGCCGGTATTGCTCATCCTTGAAGCCCGCATGCCACTCCAGGTGGGCGTCGGTGCCCGGTGGCCAGTGCGGGTTGTCCTCCGCTGCCAGGCCGCGGCGGAAGGCTTCGGCGCCCTCCTCGCGCAGCGCGGCGCGCGGCATCAGCTCGTGAATCACTGGCCGACCTCCGGCACCGCCAGGCGGAGGTTCTTCTCGGTCAGGTGGAAGACGCGGTGGCGAATGTCCGTGCCATCGTCCTCGTAGACGAACTTGTGGGCCTTCTGGGCGGCCACGTAGCGCGCGTAGAAAGCGCGGCGGCCGCTCGGCATGCGGTATGCCCCGCCGGGGGTCAGACGATCGTTCATGCCCGCCCCCGAAGGCCAGAGCCACACTCACCAAACCCCTCGCGCGCGCAGTGGCACGAAGCGCCGACTTGGCACAGCGTGCTGATCGCGTCCAGATAGGGCTTCGTGACCAGGGCGAAGCCGCAATTCCCCGTAAGCATGTCGATCTTGTTGAGAGGGATGCCCTGCGAATTGGCCAGGATCCGGCTCACGTCGGAGCTGTCCCATCCCATCAGGTCCATCAGCTCCTTCCGCCGCTCGGAGGAAAGCGCCATCCGGACAGCTTGCTCAAGCTTTGCCGGCGAAAGTGTGGTTGTCATGGTGCCTTGCTCAAGGTGACTCAGCGCCGCCCAAACCCACCCCTATTTCGCTGCGTGCAGTTGGGTTGGATGGCATCTACGCTGCAGTTATCAAACCGCGGCTTTCCGCGGACTGTTGCGGGGGATCCCGCCCTACCTACTTCTGTGAGTGCCCACATGGAGAATGGACGACTTCGTTCGATGGACCGGCTTGACGGCCTCTCCTTCGCCCCTGGAACCAATTCGGATCACACTTTTGTGACCCTGCACTTCGGCGACAGGGGCGACCCGAGCGAGCTATGCATGCCGGTCCCGCTGGCCCTGCAACTGCTGAACTCCCTGCAGCTGCTGACCTACGAGCACGGCTTGCGGAAGCTCGCTCACTGACTAGGGCCCGGGCTGTTTGGCTGGCATCGGCTGATTCAGAAACACATCCGGATGGGCCAGCTTTACTGCCGGCGGAATGCCGCGCTCCTTCCAGTTGTGCACGCGCTGGGCGCCGCCCTTCTTTTCGAAGCCAAGCAGCTCAGCAACCTTGGCGGGGCCGCCCAGGCGATCAATCAATTCACGATCCATAGCGATAAAGGCGTCGGGTTCCATGCCGGCATTAAACACCACGTTTAGTGAGAAAGCAAACACTTTGTTTATCAACGAAGTGTTTACTTGTGAGACGATCGCGCGCATGCACGCAACGATGGTTCGCCTCTACGAGGCAGCACGCACCCTGAAGAATCTCGAGACGCCGACGGACGTCGCGAGAGCGCTCAACCAATCCCAGCAAACGATCAACAACTGGGAGAGGCGTGGCGTATCGCGCCTGGGCATGATCGAGGCGCAGAAGCACATCGGCTGCAGCGCGACCTGGCTCCAGACAGGCAAGGGCTCGATGACGCATGACCCGTCGATCCGAACCGCCAACGACACCGAGAATGGCCTGGACGAGCGGATGCGCCTGGTGCTCGAAGAGCCGGACATCAAGCCGCAGGCGGTAGCGAAGGCAGCTGGTGTCACGCCCGACGCGGTCGCCAAATGGCTGTCCGGCGAGATCAAGACGATCACGCTCGACCAGGCAGTGGGAATCCAGGAGGCGTTCGGCTATAGCGCTGTATGGCTGATCATGGGCAAGGGCGCCCCGAAAGCCGTGGTCTTCGATGACCCCCGGCCGAAGCCACCCGCGAAGAAGGAAACAAGGTCACCCAAGAAGCAGACTGAACCCTCGGACCCGACACCCCTTACCTACATCGCGGACGTAACGAAATACCGTCCAATCCCGGTAGTAGGACGTGCCCAAGGCGGCCTCCCGGACCGGATTTGGACGGACGGAGACTATCCCGTGGGAGCAACGCAACAGTACGCGGAGGTCGCCAGTGCCGACCCCCTCGCCTTTTTGACGCCCGTGGTGGGCCTGTCCATGATTCCGCGCTACAACCCTGGTGAGTTTGCGCTTGTGGAGCCTGGCACCGAGCCCGAGCTGGAGGATGATGTCCTTGTCCGGCTGAATAGCGGTGAAACAATGATCAAGCGCCTGCTATCGAAGCGACAAGGCGTCCGCCTGGGAAGCTATAACGACCCGGAGGTCTTCACCTTCGAGCCAGGGGACATCACGTGGATGTATTACGTCGCACACCCAGTGCCCGCGCGCAAAATCAAGACCAGGCTTTAGGAGCTGCGCCATGAAGAAGAATATCGTTGTGGCGGGCCTTGCCCTGCTCGCCGCCCAAGGCTGCGCAACAAAAAACTACGGCACGCAGGCGCCCCTGACCGATTTCGAGCGACAGACGCTGACCTGCCGTGAGATTGAGCTCGAGCAGGCGAAGGTTCAAGGCTTCCGGGCAAAAATCGAAGGGCAATCTGTGCGACTCGATGCACGTGACTTCGTGCCGTGGAATTTCGGCATAGGCAACCACATCGCATATACGGAAGCTGTCGAAAGCGCCGACCAGCGGGCGCAGCAGTTGCAGGCGGCCGCCAAGGAAAAGGGTTGCGCAGCTGCGAGCGCCCCCAAACCCGAGCCGGCCATCAGCAGTCGCTGATCAGCGCACCCCCATCCCGTGCAGAGAGGCCCGCCCACCAGGCGGGCTTTTTTTCGCCCGAAACTAAACATTTTGTTTGACTCACGTTTAAACATTGTGTTTAATCACCTCCATCAGCTCACCGATGGAGGCACACATGGAAGTTCTCGCAGGTATCGGCATCATGGTTTGGACACTGGTCGTTGTCCTGGCCGTGTCCCTCATTCGCGGCGCAAGGGGCTGAGCCGTGACGCCCGATCAAGCCGCCATCCGCCAGGCCGTACTGGACAACTCGCGCGCCGAGCTGCTGCGCGAGCTGCAGGCGTCCCACCGAATCATTCGCAACATGCTGGGCTTGCTCTCGCCCAGCCAGACGGCAGTACTGGCGGAGCGCAACGCTCGCGACCAAGTCGACGGTGAGGGAATCACGCGCGCCCATGAGCGCGAGGCAGTCATCCGCCGCGCCGGAGGTGCCGCGTGAAATTCATCCGCGCCCTTCTCTTCTGGATTGGCATCGCCGTGGGCTTCATTGCCTTGTGCGGGGCCTACACCGTTCTCAATTTGGACGCGCCTACCGCCACCCCGATCTGGAGGCAATCGTGATCTTCCGCATCTTCATCAACCGTCAGTGCGTCTATACGGGCCGCTTCGCCAGCTGGTGGGCTGCTCATGACGCTGCCATCAACCGCGGGCTGCTGTGCGGCGCTCGCAATGTTCAGGTGAAAGCAGCATGACTATGACCAAAGGACGCATCGAGCGCGCCGCCACGATCCGATTTGGCGACGCAAGCCTGGCGGTATGCGAGGACGGCCCGGGTAGGCGACTGGACTGGGAAGCCGCAAAGGCGTGGGAACGCCAGTTCAAGCGCGATGTCTTCCACCGCATTGTCCAGACGCTGAACCGCCTGGGATGGACCGTTGGCCCGAACACTCACATCTTCACCGACAACAACAACCGCTACTGTCGCAAGGGCGACCTGCGGGCCGACCTGAAGATGTCCGGGCGCAGCATTACCTTCGACATGTTCCAGAATGTGAACGCGCCCACCCGCCCTGATCACGGCGGCCGCTATGAGCACAACCAAGAGCGGCTGATGCCCTATGTCATGCGGTTGGAGATGGAGCGCACTCGCCGACGGATCCGCGACTATCTGCGCAACGTCTTCACGGGCTACACGTTCGACGCCGAGTGCCGCAGCATCTACCGTAAGGCGCTGGAACTGACCGCCATGGAGCAGATCCAGCGCCACTACGCGGAGAGCTCGCACTTCAAGGGCGACCTGACGAAATACAGAATCAGCGATTACAACAACCGCGGCATTGACGGCGTGATCGAGCACGGCGCCCAGGTGTGGACCATCGACCGCAAGGGCCGGATCGTGGCTGGCACTGCCTACTACAACATCAACAATATGTGGTGGGTGCGCCTCGGTGAGTACGACTACACCAACGTCGCTAGCTTCGAGATTTACACGAAGTGCCCGGAGAATGTGCGCCTCAAGCGCAACGCCGGCCTTCGCCGCAAGAGTCTTGAGCGCCAACTGAACACCGCCATCGAGAAGATGAACTTCGAGCGGGCGGCCAAATTGCGCGACGTTCTGTTTCCGGGGAGCCCGCAGTTGTATGCGGTCTGGCACGACGACCACCAGCGCTACCACTGCGCAGGGTTCTGCGGCTACACCAGCGACAAATCAAAGGCCGGCCGATTCACCGCCGACGAGGTGCGTGGCTGGAACAGTGCCCCGAACCGGGTTATCGCCCTGGCAGCAATGCAGGAGGCAGCGTGAGCATCCCTGGATTCCTCGTCCGCACCGCGGAGAACAACAAGGCTATGGCTGAGCGCGCCAGCCTGGTTGGCAAGGCGCCAATCCCGCCTGGGCTGCCTTCCGCGCAGGAAATCGTCGCCGCAATCGATGGTGTCCTGCAGTGCGACAACTTCTACTCGATGGCCGCGCAGGACGCGCTCGCACGCCTGGCGATCGTGCGGGAGCAGTTCGCTACGCCACACATTAAACCCCGTGAACTCGCCGATGCGGAGGAAGCGTTGGCCATCAGCCGCGAGGCCCACGCGGTCATGACGCTGCAGATAGCGCAACTGGAGAAGCTGGCGCGCGAGCTCAAGTGCGCCGCGGTGAAGCACCCGCACCAGCCGCTGTCGCGCTGGGTGAAGTTCGGGCCGATGGCCACTCTCCTCGCATCGATCAAGGATCAGGCATGACCACGAAATGCGGGAAACTCGACGCCCTGGTACTGGACCGCATCAGCAGTGGCCACACGCAGTTTGCAACCATCTTCCCAGGCGACGTCAAGGCGGAATGCGAGCGCATTGCGAACGAGGAAGGGACCACCCGATCACCTTATGGCGTCGATCCATTCCGGATCTGCGACCGCAGACTACAGGCAATGTGTAGGGCCCGGAGGATCCGCTTCAACGGCAGCGGCAAGGACATGGGGCTGGGAGCGTCTTGGGAAGAAGGGGTGAGCGAATCAACCACACCGGAGCAGTGCCGGATTGAAGGCTGGGATCTGGCACGAGACACCGGCCTGATGGCTGCCACGCCTGGAAAGCAGGGTAAGGACGATGGGCCAGGCCGTCGAACCACGCGCGATGGAGACGAAGGAATGATCTCGCTAGCTCTAGGTTTGATTGGGCGTGCGATATGCGATTTGTTGAAATGCCAACCATGCTGGCTTCAAGAGTGCCTCGGCAGTATGCAATTGCTTTGCAATGCTCTTCCTTCCAGATTCGCTTACAGCGTGGTATTTGCACGGGTCCAGAAGCGCAATTGTGTATCTCGACTCTGCCGCAGATTGCGCAATCTGTTCAGCATGGCGCGCATCCAAGGCCGAAACCACGGCCAGCTGTTCCAGCGAGATTTCCTCAATCTCGAGCAACAACTCAAAAGCAATCTGCCCCCCTTCCATCACTGCTTGGTTTTGGGCTTGAACACGATCCATAACGTCACGCAAGGTGTGCGACACAGCACCTTCGTGGACAACTTCTGCCTCCTGAATAGCCCGGCTTGCTCGGTGAAGCCGATCAATGTTCCGGCCGAGTGGGCCAACGAGCGTTGTCGCTGTAAGCCGAGCGCGCAACCTTGCGTCGCTTCGGCGAAGAGCCTCCTGCCACAGCGCGATGCCGAGTGCCACAACGACTGCCGCAACGGTTCCGATTGCGGATACGACCTCCCAGAAATTCTTGCCGCTGAATTTGGAAATCGACGCACTTGGCACGCCCAAGGTCAGTATCCAGATGGCTGCGCCAATCACACAAGAAAGCAATACGCATTCGGCAAACCGAAGAAAGTAAGACATACCCATTCCTCTCATATTTTTCGAGGCATCCTAGCATGACGCTCGACCAATGCTACCAAGGCGACTGCCGCGCCGTCATGCGCGACCTGATCGCGGCCGGCGTGCGCGTGCAGTGCATCGTCACCAGCCCTCCTTATTGGGGCTTACGCGACTACGGCCACCCCGGACAGATCGGACAAGAGCCTACCTTGCGCGGGTTTTTGGACAACATGGTCGAAGTGTTTGACCTGTGCCGCGAACTGCTGTCTGATGACGGCACGCTGTGGCTGAACATGGGTGACAGCTACGCCAGTAACGGTGGCCCGACAGGTCCCATGACCGGCGCACAGTTCATCAACCGGCAGCGCGGTAAGGCCGCCATCTGTCTGTCCAATCGCAAGGCTGGTCAGGAAGCAGGGCTCAAGCCGAAAGATCTGGTCGGCCAGCCGTGGCGTCTAGCATTCGCCCTGCAGGATGCCGGATGGTGGCTACGTCAGGACATCGTCTGGCACAAGCCCAATCCAATGCCAGAAAGCGTGCGCGACCGCTGCACAAAGGCGCACGAGTATCTGTTCCTGATGACCCGCAGCGAGCGATATTACTTCGACGCGGATGCCATCAAAGAGCCGGCCACGTACGGGCCGACGCCGAGCGGCGTGGGATTCGGCCATGGGTTCGACGCGGAGTTTCGGGAGCGCGGGCGCATCCGCGTGCCGGGCAACGTGAATGCAGCCAAGGGCCAAGCCGCCTATGAGGCTGGCGATGAGCGCCATCGAACCAAGGCAGGCCTCCAAGCCTATGCCTATAAGGTGCGCGAAAGCGTCAAACGCGGCGATTTCGACGGAAAGACTAACGACCTACCCGATCGAGAGGCCTTCAGGGCGATCACGGAGATGCGGAACAAGCGCAGCGTCTGGATGATAGCCACGCAGCCATACGCCGGCGCACATTTCGCAACCTTCCCTGAGTCGCTGGTCGAGCCCTGCATCCTGGCTGGTAGTCGGCCCGGCGACATCGTCTTCGACCCATTCATGGGCTCGGGCACGGTGGCCAGCGTGGCGCAGCGCCTCGGCCGACGCTGGATCGGCGCGGAACTGAATCCAGACTACATCGCGCTCCAGGCTGAGCGTACGCGCCAGCCCGGGCTCGTACTGGAGACCTCAGAGTGAGCTTAACTGTCTACCTCATGCCAGCCGGCGAGAGAATCGTTCTTGTCGTTCTCATAAGTCCATTTCGTGCCGCATATGGAGCAGGTGTACGACGTCGTAACGATAGCGGGCTGCCCAATTGGTCTGTACTTGTCGCGCCCGGTCTCAAGGAGGGCGTCGTGTCCCGGCTCTCCGCGCTTGTGGGCGATGATGGAATTGCAGGCATCGCATTTGGCCATGTATGTCTCCCTATTGGCGAAGGAATCCTAGCATGAAGCGCCTGACCATCCAGACCCTCGAGGGCGAGGCCGGCTGCATCCTTTCGGACTGCGAGCAGTACCGGTACCGCCTCTGGCGTGAATGGGACCGAAGCGGGCCCGCCCTGGGCTTCATCATGCTGAACCCGTCGACAGCCGACCACCAAGTCAATGATCCGACCATCACCCGATGCCTGCAGCGGGCACTGGCCGGCGGCAAGTTCGGCGGGCTGCAGGTGGTCAACCTATTCCCCCTCCGGTCAACGGACCCTGACGGATTGCTCACGCACCCTGCTCCGCTCAGCGACCGCCTCGACCGCAACGAGGGCGCGATCATGGACGCCCTCGACCGCTGCTCTATGGCGATCTGCGCGTGGGGCTCGCACAAGGCGGCGCAGCCGCGCGCGGCGGAAGTGCTACGGATTGTCCGGATGTGCGGCCGCGCGAATCTGCTCTACCACCTGGGGCTGAATAAGGACGGGAGTCCGAAGCATCCGCTCTACATCGCGGCAGCGACGCGCCCGGCGCCCTTCACAGGCCAACACCTGTGAATTGGATTTACAAGATTTGACCTGTTAAATGCAGCAGCAAGCACAACAAATCATCGAAACGACCAGAAGACACTGAGGGACGCGAAAAATGAAATCCGGATGGATGACCGACGAGGATCTGCAGGAACTAACCGGCAAGAAGCGTTGGACAGCGCAGGCTCGCTGGCTCGAAGCCGCGTTCAGGATTGAACCGCTGCGCCGCGGCGATGGCCGGGTGATGATGACCTGGGAAACCTACCGCGCCCTCGAGGCGAAGAAGGCCGGTGTCGGTACGGCAGAGGCGGTGCCGCTCACGCCCACGGCGCGGCCAGTGCTTCGTAAGGTCACGTTCGCAGGACGCGCGGCATGAACGCTCGCCGGCGGAAGTCGAACCTGGGCATGCCGAGCCGGGTGTACCAGCGCGGAGCCAGCTTCTACTGGGTGCGGCCGAGCGACCAGAAGTGGGTCAGGCTCTGCCGCGTCGACGAGGGACAGCGCAAGATGCTGGCGCGCCTGGCGGCAGAGATTGGCGACTTTGAGGCGAACGTCGGCACCGGCGACATGGCGCCCCTGATTGCCGAATACGTGCGGCTGCACAAGGACGAGCATCGGGAGAAGGCGTGGCCAGCCTATGGCAAGTACGCCGGCGAGGCGTTTAAGGATGCCCATCTCGCCTCGATCGCGCCGGCGGACGTTGCGGACTTCCTGCGGCACAACTGGACGGGCAAGCTGCATATGCAGCGCGTGATGCGCTCGTTCATGTCCGGCTTCTTCGAATGGTGCATTGGCAAGCGGCTGATTGCCGCAAACCCGTGCCGCGAGGTCAAGCTGAAGAAGCCGAAAGCGCGCGATGTCTACATCCCGGACGCCCACTTCCTGGCCATCCGGGGCAAGCTGCTCACGTACGTACGGAAGCGCAAGGACGGCCAGGAGATCGTCACCAAGGTGCCGGCCGGCGACATGATGCAGTGCTTCGTTGACCTGTGCTACCTGACGGCCCAGCGCTCCACCGAGATCCGCCTGCTCCGGTGGAAGCCGGACCCGGGCGCGACCGGCGGCGCATCGTGGGTGGACTGGGACGCCAAGGTGATCCACTTCGTGCCGACGAAGACTGAGGACAGCACGGCTGAAGCGGTGGACTGGCCGATAACGCCAGAAATCAACACGGTGCTGGCGCGCGCCCAGGGCATCGGCAAGGTGAAGAGCAGCCAGTATGTCATCCACTCAATCGACGGCCAGCCGTACGCCTCCAATGCGCTGCTAACCGCGTGGAAGCGAGCCGCCGGCCGCGCCGGCCTGACCGATGCCGGCTACACGGTCAAGGACATCCGGGCAAAGGCGCTGACCGACGCAGAGAGGGCCGGGTACAGCATCGAGCAACTGCAGGTAGCAGCTGCGCACGCCGACTCAAAAACGACACAGATTTACGTTAAAACGAGGTCCATACCCGTAAGTGAAGTGCACTTGAAGCTGCCCAAGGCGAGCTGA